GATACCATTTGCGAAGCTGAATCATTTCTTTTCACGTTTAATCGCTTCTTCATAACCACGCAAAATTAAAGATCGGGCTTCTGCCGAATCTGCTGTACCCGCCCACATAGGCAGGTTGTTCCAGATCACTACATAGTCTTCTGGTTTGCAATACTGTGCATTGTTCTTTAGCCACGCAACCATTTGCTGATGGCGCTCGGATGGGTTGTGAATTGTGTAACCTATGCCATAGAACTCGCGCACATGGCAACCATTCTTGGCTACGGCTCCAACTAGCCCCAACAGCAGTAACAGTATGAGCCATCGCATTCATCACACCAAAGTCCATGCAATTATGTACGTGCCAAAAATAACAAAGGCCACAAGACAGGCTGCGGCAATGAATGCTTCAGCCCAGTCCCACATGGTTAGAAAGTAATAGAACCAGACGCTGTAAATCTGTAAACCCTATAACCCCCAGCAACGGTGATGGTTGGAGAACCTGTTGTACTTGTTGCGGCATTAAAAGAGTCTGGGTACCGAAGGATCACAATGCCTGAGCCACCATTGCCACCACTTCCAAATTTTGCCCCGCCAGCGCCGCCGCCGGTATTTACTGTGCCATTGCCGCCAGTATTATTGCACTCGCCTCCACCCCCAGTGCCGGGAAGTCCTGCGCCGCCATCATATCGACCGCCTGCGCCACCACCAGCATAAGTGGTTATGGTTCCACTGATTGCAGACGCAATACCCATGCCTCCGTTGGCGTATCCACCAACATTACCGTAGCCTGCTGTCCCTGCGCCACCACCTCCACCGCTTGTAGAGTTACTGCCGCCACCGCCAGTTTCTCCAGTGCCACCTTTGTTGCCTTGCGGTGTTGTACCAAGACCGTAAATAACACTAGAGCCGCCATTAGACCCCCCGCCGCCCCCCGAACCGCCGTTTCTCCCAGCAGGAGTAGTGTTAGCCGCGCCGCCCCCGCCGCCCCCAAGGGCAACAATAACCCCAGTAACTGCGCCAGAACTAGTAGCTTCTATAACAGATTTGCCGCCATCTCCGCCTTGTGCAGTAGCACTAGCACTGCCAGCACCCGAAGCGCCAACAGTAATCCAAAGTTGCGTACCAGACACAACACCTGCATAACCTGCGCGTACTCCACCAGCGCCACCGCCACCACTTGTACTTGCAGAGCCAGCGCCTGTACCACCGCCACCCGCGACCATAAAGTACTCAACGACGGATGGGGCAAAACCGCCTGACCAAGTCTGGTTTTGCACCGCTTGGGCAACTTGTCCTAATGTCCACATTCCGCTGTATGAAGGCATTTTTTACTCCAATTAAGCCGCAGCCACATCAACCCATGAACCTGATTCAATATCCCATCGGTAAGTTTTACCATCATTAGGATAAGCAGTTATTTCAACCCAAGACAAGTCAGACTCGCGCCACTCATACGCTTTTAAGTCTGTAGGCATTGGTGTTGGAGGGCTCCATGTGCAGGACTCTTCGTTCAGTGTCCATGACTCGTAAGGCTTAGGTGGAATAAATGCATCTCGCTCTGCGTCATACGTATAGCCAACTCCTGCATAGTTTTTACGCAACGGTGTTCCGCCATTAGTGTGAACCCCAGCCCTTGTATTATACGAAGTCTGAATCCAAGAAGCTGGATCACCCCAGTGTCCTGTTGCCAACACATCGGCTTCAATCACAATGACTTGCGTTACGATACCGTTTTCTACTTTTGCAAAATGACTCATTGTTGCTCCTTAAAAGATGACTGAACCTGAAGAAGTCCAGATATAAATTTGATAGCCGTGGGCGTACTCTACTTGAGGTGAGCCAGTAACCATAACAGGAGGCGCAAACTCTTGAGGATACCGAATCACAACTATTCCAGAACCGCCTGAGCCGCCAATTGGGCTACCGCCAGCAGATTTAGCACCACCGCCTCCACCACCGCCAGTACCAGCAAGTCCATCAACACCGTTACCCCTAAAATTGTCATTAGTTGGAAGACCGCCTTGACCGCCGCCAGCAGAAGCATAACCAGCATTACCCCCACTTTCACTGCCTCCGCCACCACCACCTGCGTAATATACAGCGTCACCTGTAATGGTTGAGCAAATGCCGCAACCGCCACAGCCATTAACCGCACTAGTAACGGCGGCTTGACCTATACTGCCTGCGCCTCCACCTCCACCGCCCGCACCGCCATTTACTGCGCCGCCATTAAAACCTTGCCCTGCGGTTCCAGTGCCTACTGAAACACCACCACCGCCTCCAGAACCCCCATTAGCACCAGCGTAACCTGCCTGATTAGACCCCCCGCCGCCACCGCCTATTGCTGTGTTAGCACCAAATACAGAATTGCCGCCGTTTGCACCAACATTGTAAAAACCGTTAACTCCTACACCACCAGAGCCTATAGTGATCGTGTTTACGATTCCGGGGGTTACGGAATACCCAGCACCTTGCAACAACCCACCAGCGCCTCCACCTCCATCGCCGGGCTGGTACGAGCCAGCGCCTGCGCCACCACCTGCGACGACAAGATACTCTACCGTGCTTGTAGTGGTAAATAGCGGGTTAAATGCGCGTTGGGTTGAAGCAGTGTGAGTGCCAGAACCTGAACTATTTGTAAACGTAACAGCAGAGCCGCCTACCGCTGTAGAAAATTGGCAAGTGTTTGTGCTTGTGCTAATGACGTAGTACGTTGTGTTTGTAGACAAGCCCGTTGGCAAAGTGCCAGTGGTTGTGAACTGCACGGGCGTACCCACAACAGGAGTAGCGTCTGTTGAAGCAAACGTAAAAGTTGGTGAAGTTACAGCCGTGAATGTACCAATAGGGGCAGCGACGTTCTGACCTGCAATAAAACCACCTAATCTATTACTCATGTTAATTCCTTAGAAGGTGATTGAACCACTGGATGTCCAAGTGTACACACGGTTTTTGTAGCCAGTTACCGTGAATGGCGATAAAGCGTTCCAAGTTGGGGCTATTGTTGGAGATGATGAAGCACCAAATCCATTAGTCGATATATCCGCACATGATGAACCAGATACAGAATTTAACAACAAACCTGTAGAAGTTCCTGTGATTGCCGCAATGTTTGTTCCAGCAGGTTGCGTTGCTTGCAACGGAACAATAGAGGGCGTAAAGTTACCTGTGTAAACAGCCACACCTTTTACAACACGGATGTTGGTCATATAGCCTTGATAAGCGTATGTTGACGCTGTTCCAAAGTTACAAACAGTAAGTCCAAGCGTACCTGTTACGTTAATGCCTGTTGTAGTTCCTGTTAATCCTTGAGATACGCCATTAAAATAAATAGTTAGCACTCCTGAAGTTACAACAACAGCAACGTGCGTCCATGTATTTAACGACAAAGTGGTGTTTGTTTGACCTGTAGCGGCAACATCAAGTGCAACTACTCCAGTATTTGTAGTCCGAAGGCTAAAGCCCCCAGCACCATTATTGCTGGTGTCAAAAAATCTTTTATTATTGCTAGAAAAAGCAGTTGGGTACGTCCAAAATTCAAGCGTAAATGTCGAGCCTAAAGCCCAAGCCGCATTACTAGCGTACGTAAGATATTGGGAACTTCCATCAAAACTCAAACTACCCGATCCGCTTGTACTTACTGTTGGCGAACCCGTTGTAGATACCGCCGCCGCATAAGTGTCAGGGTAGGAAATGGCTACAAAACCAGAGCCGCCGTTACCGCCAACGCGAGTGCTAAAGTTTCCTGCGCCCCCGCCCCCACCACCAGTGTTAGCAGTACCTGCTGTACCGTTTCCAGAGAGAGCGCCATCTCCACCGCCACCCAACCCACCTTTACCGTTTACAGCCCCATTAGTTGCAGAGCCACCACCACCGCCTGCGTAAGTAGTTACAGTTCCTGTAATGGCGGATGCAGCGCCTACACCACCATTACCCCCATAGAAATAATGAACGCCAACGGGTGCTCCGACAGCGCCTGCGCCACCGCCACCACCAGCGCAGCCAGATGCAGCGCCATAGCCTAGACCGCCAATATTACCTTGTCCGGGAAGGCCTTGACCATATCGTCCGCCATTACACCCATTGCCGCCTCCAGAACCGCCGGATGCAGCGGAAGAGCCTTGTCCCACTGACCCGTAGCCACCACCAGTAGCAATTACTGAACCAAAAACAGAGTTATTGCCTGAAGTTCCATTTCCTGTACCAGCGTCAGCAACACCGCCACCGCCAATAGTTACTACCAACGATTGCCCATTAGGTACTATATCCATACCAGCTAATAAGCCACCTGCGCCACCACCCCCACCAGCATACCCAGCGCCACCAGCACCTGAACCACCGCCAGCAACCACCAAGTATTCAACCTGTGGAGGTTTTTGGGCAGACCAGCCGCCTTGTTGAACAGCTTGAACGACTTGCTTGAGATTAAATAAACCTTGTGCCATAAAACCTCAAAATGTTATTGTTCCTGAAGCCACAAACTTGTACACGCGGTAGCCACCAGCAATGTACACTTCGGGATAACCTGTTGTTGATGCGGCTGGCGCTAAATATGATGGGTATCTGAGAATTACAACGCCAGAACCACCGCCACCGCCATCTGTGTAAGGCGATGTGGCTTGACCGCCGCCACCGCCGCCTCCAGTATTTGCAAGCCCATCCTGAGCGCCTAATTGCCAAAAGTAACCAGCCCAAAGTACAGGGTTGTTGCCACCACCGTTGCCACCACCACCAGCGCCATATCCAATTCTATTCCCATTACCATCATTACGAGTTCCGCCACCGCCACCCCCAGCATATTGAACGGGTGATCCAGTAATAACAGAACAAACTCCTGCCCCGCCATGACCAGCGGCAATACTCGATACGTTAGTAGTGCCTACACTCCCTGCTCCGCCGCCGCCAGAGCCAGATGCGTCATCAGCAGTGTGTGGGCCACTGTTGTTACCTTGACCGGGAGTTCCCGTCCCCGTTGAAGAACCGTTACGTCCTCCACCGCCTCCAGAACCGCCGCCTGATATACCCGCATTAGCGCCGCCTTGAGAACCGCCTAAAGCTTTTACGTTACCAAAAACAGTATTAGAACCTGCGGTACCGTCACTCAAAGAAACGCCGCCTGTACCGCCAGCGCCGATTGTTACAGTAATAGCTGACCCCGCAGTAACAGGGTAGCCAATAGCTGTCAAAAAGCCACCGGCTCCAGCACCGCCGCCTAACCCTCCACCACCACCACCACCGCCACCGACGACAAGATACTCTACAAGTGGAGTTGTAGGTATGCTAATCCCTGTAAGACCAGCAGATAAAACGCCGCCAACTTTATTAAGAGACATAGAAGCCTCCTATTACGGTGAAGTGATTGATTCGATAGCGGCTGTAAAGTGAATTGCGGCTCCAGTGCTTGCAATAGCGCCAACAGATTGAAACTGCGTCACATAGAAAGCTGTTGTCTTGTCAACCAAAATTACAGATGCATTTGGCGGGACGCTAACTTGGTATGCAATGTAGTACGCCGTGCCGCTTGCGTAAGTTGGGTTGTTTGAGATACCCAAAGTCACAGTAACAGCGGAGCTTGTCACGTTAGACGCCACAATGTTGCCCACTTTAATCACGGTTCCAGAGGCAGGTGTTAAACCTGTCAAAGAAACAGAACCACTGGTGCTTACGTCAGCGTATGTCCACGCAACAGAAACTGTGGCGCTTGTTGGTGGGATTACGTAAGCTGTTGAGCCATAAATGGCGGTTACGTTAACAATATTTGGATTTGCCATTTATTACTCCTTAGAACCCGAAGATCATCGCCATTGCGATGGCTTTACCTGTTGAAACACCTGCGGCACCAAACGTCAGAACACCTGAACCGTTTGTCACCACTGCTTGACCTGCTGAACCGTCCGTTATTGGATACTTCAACGCCGCTGGGTTATTGAACAAAAGCTTGACCGTGCCAGAAGCATTTTTTGTGTAAACACTCATGTCCGCATTGGCAATGTTGAGCGCAAGCTCACCACTGACCAAATTGCCAGAAGACGGGACTGTCGTCGCTGTAGTGCTGTAGTACAGCGAAATAGGGGTGAAATTCGTTGCCGCCATTAGAAGGTTCCTCCAGAAATGCCGCCAGTTGTGCCTGTTCCAACAGTCAACACACTTGTTGACGAATTATAACTAAGATTAGCAGATTGTGCTAACGCAGAAGTACTTGAGGCATATATGACTCCGTTGGCGGTAAACGAAGACAAATTAGTTCCGCCATTGGCGGTTGGTAGAATTCCCGTTACGCCCGTGGTCAACGATAAGCTGTCCGCTTGAGACAAGTTTAACGTGTCGCCAATCTGGAGCTCCTGAACGGATGTTCCGCTGATAACAAGTGAATATTTTGATGCCATCTTTTAATCCTCAGAAGCAAGTTACGTTGACGCTGGTGACCCCATTATGCAGAAGCACTGGAAAGTAGCCATTTGTAATTGGGACGTCGACTACTGTTGTACCAGAATGCAACGTGACTGGGAATCCCGTGGCAAGCAATTGCCAATCTGGCACACCGCTGGTTACCCGTAATGCGTAACCTTCAGTGCCAATAGCACGTTTAGACAACGTTGTAGAGTTTGACGCATAGAGCAGGTCACCAGTAGTGTACGAAGTCTGACCAGATCCACCATTTACAGCGGTCACTGGAGCCGTCAAAGCAAATTGAGTTCCTGTCAGCGTTAAGCCGTTGCCTGCTGTGTAGACTTGAGCGGCAGAGATCTGAGCAAATGTAATAGGCGTTGTGCCAAAAACAATAACGCTACTTGTTGTAACAACATACGTCTCGCCAGCACCAGTTGCTCCAGCCGTAACAAAGAAAGCATCGTTGTAACCTAGCGCGTTAGGGTCACGTAAACCATACGTATCGGCATCAGTTGCACGAGTAAGCACCCAATTTGTTGAAACTGTACCTACAGTTGTAACGGTATACACGCCATTTTCAGCTTGGTTAGTCTGATTGTAAATCAACACACGCATACCAACGGTTGTTAAAACGCCGTCAATGGTCAATGCTGCTTGCGTGCCTGCATTAGTTAGCGTAGCACCTACGCCATCGCCCGCGCCGCCGGGCTGATTGTATGTTGCATTTAAATTACCCGCGGTATTTGGTGACTCAACGTAAACTGGTTCATGGTATGAAATACCTTGCGTAACCAAGCCGTCAACGTATTGCTTTGTGGCGACCTGTAAGTTTGTTGTTGGATCTTGCGTAACTGCTACAGAAGTCAAACCGCCCAAAGTGAGTGATGTAGCACCAAGCGCAATGTTTGTTGTACCGACAGTGACAGAACTGTTTGCCAACTGCGCGTTGGTAACTGTACCGCTCAAGTCAGTAGTTGGGATTGTCGCGCTGGCGGTCATGGCTGTTGTGCCAGTACCTTTTACATAGCCAGTTAATGTAGTTGCCCCTGTACCGCCATTTGCCGGAGGTAGTGTGCCTGTCAAATCGCCTACAGGCACAGTTGGGCTGGCAGTCATAGCTGTAGTGCCCGTGCCTTTTACATAGCCTGTTAGTGTATTTGCACCAGTTCCGCCATTTGCAACGTTCAACGTTCCTGCAAGAGTAACTGCGCCTGTTGTAGCTGTTGCAGGTGTAAGGCCTGTAGTCCCACCACTGAAGGTATTTACCAAAGACGTGTTGCTACTTGCTGAAGTAAGCTGGCCTTGGGCGTTAACTGTAATGTTTGCAGCAGTATAACTACCTGCAGTAACACCAGTGTTGTCAATTGAAATTGTGCCTGATGAGGTGATTGGGCCACCTGTCAAGCCTGTGCCGGTATTAACTGAAATAACACCTACACCTGTAGAAGCAAATGAAGTCCACGCGCCGTTGATATAGCCTTCAAACACCAATGAGTCGGTGTTGTAGCGCATCATGCCATTTACAGGAGTATCAGGTCGTTGCGCAGTAGTACCTGCAGGCATCTTTACATACTCGGTGCCGGGCAATGTTGGGTTAGTATAAATACTAACTGTAGGCATCGTTGTAGGGTTGGCAACAGAGATCTGGCCTATTGTTCCTGCAACAGATGTAATGTTGCCATCACCGCTGCCTACAGTTTGCCACCCGCCATTAACGTATGCTTCAAAGCGTTGTAAGCTAGTGTTGTATCTTAACTCACCATTATTAGGTGAAGCAGGTCGTTGCGCGGTTGTTCCTGCAGGAATGGTAACGCCTTCAGTCCCTGGGAACTGCGCGTTGTCTGAAATACTTAACGTGGGGTTGCCTGAACCGTTGCCACTTGCAACATCAATTTGCGCTGCTGTACCTGTAATTTGTCGACCTGCAATTGTGGATCCACCAACAACTGCCAACATTCCAGTGCCGGAAGCATTTGCAAGCGCAGCTGCCAAGCCTGTTAACGAGAATGTAGGATCACCAGATACTCCGCTGCCATCAGCAACAGTAATGCCATTGCCTGAAGTTGACAACGTTCTAGGGGTAACAGTTGAGCCACCTGTTTTAGCAATAATGCCTGTGCCTGCAGCTTCTAAACTTCCTGATGCGCCATTCAACGTTATTTGTAGTGTTGACTGCGCACCACCATCAACCAACCCTACACCTGTGCCACCTGATAGCGCGCGGCTATTAGGTAATGTAGGTTCTTGGTTTTTAGTTAAAAATGTTTGCGTCTGACTTGGCGACGCAGCAATGGCACCTGTCGTCGTCTGAACCGTCACACCATTTTGCACAATAGGCACTGCCTCGGTGCCTGTAATGCTACCTGCTGTTGGCAATTGCGTAATTTGTATATTGGCCATATTACGGACTCAGGTTATCAAGGTTGCCATTAGTCTCTGGATCATCAGTATTCTGCTCCGGAGAGATGTTATACGTATTATAAGGCCCAGTAATTAGCGAGTCTTGGTTTGCCGCTATATTGACATCAGGCCTAGGAAATCTGAGTGCAATCTTTTCAGGCTGCCGCGCTGGTAAACGGTATGGGTCAAATTGGTCTTTACACCCATAACCACAGACTTTTAAGCCCGGAAAGTTAGGGTCAGGTCCCAAGTCAACATACGCTCTCTTCATGTGACATCTGTCACAAATTGCAATACTTAATACAGTATTGCCAAGAGTGTCAAGCGTACGTGGCATACTTACCTTGTATAGTAACTAATATTTGGCGCCCAGTAAATAGGAGATTTGTCTCTTTCTTCCTGTTCGGCAATATTCCAATACTTTTCAGCTTGAGCTTCAAGATACTGAATACGCTCACCCGGGACTGTAGGTAGCTCCATAGCCATCTGGTGCGCAAGCATATTCTGAACAGCAAGATACCATCGCTGAGGGATTTCGATCTCACCTGATAAGTCACCTACATCCTGAATCTGGCGATGTCTCCAGACCACGAGTTGTGGCGCGAATGATGAAGGCGCAGGCCACAAGTACATCGCAGGCTGGGGAATGTTACGATCAAACCAAAATTGCAGCGGGTAAAGACTTGTGAAGTTCTTATTTGGCAAGTTGGTGTAGTCATCACGATTCAAACGAGCCAGTGGAATTTCATTGGCGTTTGAACCAAAAACTACTTGGTAGACACCCATATTGGCGCCTGCTGTTTGCAAGATTCTCCAATATGGTGTGCTTGCAGAAGGCTCCAAGTCGTAGTAAAGCCACGTGCCGGCAGTCCAAGTAACCGCTCCAGGGCTATAAACTGTTGTCCAAGTGGTCCCATCTGTAGAAGACTGAATTGAGAGGGTCACTGAGCCAGTTATTGCTGGTAGTATACCCACGGTCCCCATGTAGATGTCATTTCCAGACCCATTATTGATGCCAATATAACCCGTGTTGTTGGTTAATTGACAAATGTTGGTGTATTGACCATCAAAAGCATTGGCTGCATTGCCTGAAGAGCTATTCGCCCCATTGTTGTTAGCCGTAACTGTTCTGTAGTTAGAGTTTAGCACGTCCACAGTGCCAACAGGCAAGTAATACACGTACTTATCAGGGTTAAGACCAATAACAGTCTTGTCGATGCACCAATACTGAATGCCTCGATTAGCAAGATTGGACAAAACGTAGTATAGACTATCTTTAGCCGATGCTACTTGTTCTACCGTTAATTCTTCAGCCAGCTTTCCAGCACGACGCGCGCCATGGTCAATCAGATTCTGAACCGTGATTGTTGTTTGGCCAACTGTTCCGCTAGTGCTCATACATTACCACCCAGGACAATTCCAACGTTTAAGAGATGCGGCTTTTCTAGTAAGCTCGCCTTTTTCATCGCGCTTAGGCCCGGGCATTCCCGACATTCTAGCGCAAAATGATGCTTTTCTTCCAGCATCAGCTTTTGTTTTTGGGTGCGGTGCAGGTGCTTTAAGGTTAGCGCCGGTTGCTTTATTAAACTTATCGCGGCCTTTTTGCGTTAATCCTGCGCCTTGACTTGTGGGTAGCTTCTCACCACGTGAGACCGACAGTCTAGGGTCACCGCCATCTTTCATCTTTTGCGCGCCTCGTTTAACAGAGTACGCAATTGCAACTGCTTGCTTAACAGGCTTGCCTGCCTTCACCTCAGCTGAGATGTTCTTCTTAAAAGCTTTATCTGATTTGCTTTTAATCAAAGGCATGATTAGCCACAGAAAATAGTCACTGCCGCGCTTGCAGGCAATGTGACATGAATATCAGTGTTAAAGCGAATACCATTGCCGGGCAACAGCGTTGAGAATGGATTAGTTGGTGTAGCGGCAATATTAACTCTCAAAAGAACAGTGCCACCTGAACCCCCATCGCGAAACACAATTTCACCAGCCGTTCCGCCTGTCAATAACTGATAGCCTGCAAGGTTGGTTGCGCCAGCATAAATTGTCCCCGTCGCATCTCTATGCGCAGAGAATACATTCGTTAGTGTGCTCATAATAAATCCTTAAAAGGAAGGGGCCGAAGCCCCGACCTTGATTAGCAAGAACCGCCGTAAGCTTTTTTCATCTTACCGCCAGACTTAAATTTCTGAATAACACCGCCGGTAGCGTATTTTTCAATAACACCGCCAGTTTTCAGACCTTTATGCGCTTTGGAAGCAGACTTATCAGCATGAGCTTTGAGATCGCCTTTAATGCCTTTAATAGCTGACATCTCAGCCTTATGCATCTTAGGAGACTCTACCTCACCACCCTTTTTACGGGCCATGGGCATTGGGCCGGTTTCCATACGAGTAGGAATACCACCCATACCGATACCGCGCTTAGGCATGGCAGGAGCCATACCACGGCGAGCAGCCATAGGAGCACCACGTGCAGATGCGCTTTCAGGGATAATACCCCCTTTAGCTTTCTTCACTGTGCCGCCTTTTTTAAGCTTCAGTTCAACTGAAGGCTCAGTGGTTTTCATCTTAGGCATTGGTTTAAATTGACCCATGATGATCCCCTTTTAAGCAAAAGCTTTGTAAACGATAGTCACACGAGCTGCACCTGCAGAAGCTGCAGTTCCAGTTTGTGAGAACGTTACCGTTGCGTAGTCAACATCACTTGTACCTACGTTAGCCCAAGCACTATACACACCAGTAGTAGCTACTGATGCACGACCGGCTGAGCCAACTGAAGTAGTTGTGACGTAAGCTGCGGCAGAACCAGTTTTGCCTACAGTCACGGTATTGGTAGTAACCGCATTAAACGCAGTCGTAACATCAATGTTGATGTCAATGATTTGCGAACCTGCGGGAATAGTACCAATGATGACTGCAGCTGTATCAGTGTACGCAATCGTTGTGGTGATTGCGGACAGTTGACCTGCCGAGTTAGTTACTGCATTGTTGTATGCCATTGTCTTTTCTCCTTAATACGTAGGGGCCGAAGCCCCCACTTGGGTTTAGACGCCGGGAGTACCGTACATTGAGCGCCAGTCAGTCCAACCAATGTCATAACGCTCGGTGGCCTTATAACGCATTGAGTCGGTCTCAAAGTCGCCTTCCATGGTCTTTTCCAAGCCACGGCGCATCATCAAC